ATTCCAGCACGGCGGGTTCCAGCGGCCGTTACAGCACGGCGGGTTCCAGCGGCGATTACAGCACGGCGGCAGCCACTGGGGCTTATTGCAACGCAAAAGCAGACGGAAAAGATAGCATTGCCGTTGTAAACGGTGCTTGCGGTAAGGCGTGCGGCGCACTGGGCTGCTATCTGGTGCTGACCGAGTACGATGATGACGGCAATATGCTGCTGGCCAAAATGGCAAAGGTTGACGGAGCCGTTATCAAAGAGAACACCTGGTACACCCTCAAAAATGGCGAGTTTGTGGAGGCTGCACCGTGAAGAAGCACTACAACAAGCGTTGGCTTGAACAGCGCTGGGATGCAAGGCAGCCGGAGCGGTTGGAGCATATCCGGCTGAAACGGCAGCTGAGAACAAAAAAGGAGGTGGACGATAATGAAGCCAAGCATGGGAATCGCAGAGTGCTGCCAGATCATGCGTGATAACAACATTTCGGTGAGTGAGCCAAATTTAAAGGCGATGATTCAGGCGGGTAGCTTTCCCCAGTGGGCGGTGCCATCCGTTGGCACGGACAATGCGGCTCCGTTGATTTCTCGTGCCGGATTTGTGGCGTGGGTGAAGGACTTTTACAAGCTCGAAAAGGTTTACACAAAGGAGGATCCGAAAGAATGAAACTCAAATCTACTACTTACTACTGGTTGGCTGTCGTTTTTGGCGGCGTTGGAATGGGCACAGCTATGGGCGCAGAGGGCACCGCGCAGACCACCGGATATATCTCCGGCACGCTGTTTGCGGTGTCGCTGGTGCTGATTTTGGCCGCTGTTCTGCTGGCTCGTCTGGGCTTTGCCGCAGAGGACAGGGAGAGAGCCGCAAAGCGGCGAAAGTACGGCAAGATCAACCGCACCCACGCCCGCAACCAGGAATACCCGGAGAATCAGGAGCGTGGGGCATGATGACGGCCAAAGAGTACGTTGAGGGCAAAGTCAAGTCCTACACGCGGCTTGCCGAACGCTGCAAGCGAGAAGCCGAATCCTCAGACGACATTGTTGTTCGGGCCGGATGCTCCGCACGGGCAAACGTCTGGGAGATGTGCGCCGAAGAAATGGACAACGTGTGGGAGATGCTGCAAGAGGAGTCCGGGGAGATCACGTATGCCTGACACTGTCCACCATGTCATGTGGTACACCGTGTATGACGCCAAGTCCGGAGACCTGATCGCCAGCGGTACGTCTGAGATGTGTGCCAGACGGCTGGGTTACAAAAGCGCAAACAGATTTGCGTCTGCGAGCTGCCACAGCCGCAACGGCAGGCGTCGGGCTCGCAAGTACATTTTTGAAAAAGAGTGCATCCGACGTGATGAGGTGGACAGTCTGCCGCCGATACGCCGCAAAAAAATAAGAGCCTGCCCGTGCGCCAACACGGACAAGCTCAAGGGTGATGGTTGAGCTCCATCACCACAAAGATATCACAAACAGGAGGTTTTTACAATGGATGACGTGGCATTTTACTATTGCTACGGACACCGCAAAGAGCACTGCAGCATTGACGTGCAATGCTTTGAGGGCGAGCCGGTCAAGGCCAGCGTGGACGCCCAGCACTGGGCAGATGAGCAGATCCAGACCGGTGAATACAGCCAGATCGACGTCAAGGACGCCCTGGGCAACCTGATTTGTTCGAGGTGAATATTTATGCAGAAAGAACGCATGAAGCGTATGACCAAGAGGGAGCGCGTCAAAGACCTTTCCAACAAGGCCGAGGGTATTTACTACTATGTCGGCCCGCAGCACATGACGTTCCGGCTCATCAATGCCGGAAATGACCTCGCAAGCGAGATCAACCACGCAGTGTCCTTTTTCACGACGTTCGCCGAAAAAGGGCACATGGACGATACTTTCAGCCGAGCCGTAATTGACAACATTTACAGGATGGTCGGAAGGATGATGTGCGATATTGACATCATCCACGCAGCGGGCGGCGCGGAGGTCATGCCTGAACCGTACGAAAGCATTGATTTTTGTTACGGGAATGAGTACCGTACCCTGCTGCATGAGGCAGTCATCAATGGATTGCCAGACAACTACAAGGGGCCTCAGCAGAATCCGAATGTGATAAACCTTGTAAAGCCGTCTGTGTCCTTTAAAGACCCCATGGAAAAGTTCGACTTTGACCCTGACGAATACAATGACGGCGAATTTATGAGCTTTACCGAGCACGAAGAGCCGCGCGACCGCAAAATTGTGTTTCACTGCACAAAGTCGGATCTGGATGCGATCAAGCGCTTTGCAAATATCATTCAAATCAAATTCACAGAGGAGGAAATCCACCATGCCTGATACCGCTGCCAAACTAATCACTGTCGAACAGCAACAGCCTGCGCAGGTGCATGAAAATGCTATCCCCCAGGCAATTTCAGAAGAAACCACCATTCAGAATTCCAACGCGAGCGCCGCAATCAGCAGTTGGAAGCTTGCTTGCAGCATGGGGAAAGCCTACGCTCAGCTTCCGGACGGCATGGTTCCGCAGAGCTATAAAGGCAACGTCGCTGCCTGTGCCGTTGCCTGCAATATGGCAGCCAGAATGGGCATGGACCCGGCCTTCGTCATGCAGAATCTGTATGTCGTGCGGGGGAATCCGTCCTGGAGCGGCAAGAGCTGCAAAGCCCTGATTGATAACTCCGGCCAGTTTGCCGGTCGCACCCGCTACCGCATGGAGGGCGAGGAAGGCAAGGACAACTGGGGATGCCGCCTGATCGGTGTGGACAAGGTCACCGGTGAGAAAATCGAGGGGCCGAAGGTCACGGTTAAAATGGCAAAGGACTCCGGGTGGTGGGACAAGCCCAACAGCTTCTGGCCCAAGATGACCGAGATGATGCTCAAGTATCGCGCAGCCGCTTATTTTGCCCGTGCGGAGTGTCCGGAGGTCCTCATGGGTGCAAATGTTGACTGTGAATCTTACGAAGCCCCGATGGAGGATTGATGCATGCTTAACGTTGCAGCCATCATGGGCCGCCTTGTGGCGGACCCGGAACTCAAGACCACCACGCAGGGCACCAGCGTGTGCCGTTTCCGTATCGCCTGCGACCGCAGCTATGTCCGTCAGGGCGAGGAACGCAAGGCCGATTTTATTGACATTGCCGCATGGCGGCAGACTGCCGAGTTCGTCTGTAAGTATTTCCAGAAGGGCAGCCTGATCGCCATCGACGGCAGCATCCAGACCCGCCAGTATCAGGACAAGAACGGCAACAACCGTACCGCTTTCGAGGTCGTGGCAAACAATGTGAGCTTTGCAGGCTCCAAGGCCGCAGACAAGCCCGCTGTGCAGAGTTTCGACCAGCAGACGCAAAGTTACACTCGGCAGGCAAACACCTCTCACAGCGCACCGCAGGCCGGTTACGCGCAGGGCGAGCCGGACGACTTTGCCGAGATCACAGAAGACGGCGACCTGCCGTTCTGATAACTGGCAAAGCGATGTGCTATCTGACGCTACGGGCGTGCAAGGAAGGAGGTGAAAATCCATTGGGAGAGAAAAAGCACAAGAGCGTTATTCTGTTTTCAGAGTGGAAAAAGCCGCTTCGGATTCTTTCTCTAGAGCAGAAAGGCCGCATTTTGGATGCACTTCTGGACTTTCCCGACGGGATTCCACCGGAATTTGACGACCCGATGCTTGTGATTGCTTGGGAATTCATGCAGGGCGGGCTGGAAGAAAACGCACGAAAATGGGAAGAAATCCGGGAAAAGCGCTCAGCCGCCGGAAGAAAAGGCGCCGAAGCAACAAATGCAAAGCATCAGCAAACCGCGGCAAATCCGGCAAATGACGATTTTGCCGGACAAACGGCGGCAAATCCGGCAAATGACGATTTTGCCGGACAAACGGCGGCAAATCCGGCTGTTTCTGGTTCTGTTTCTGGTTCTGTTTCTGGTTCTGCTAAAGAGATAGAGGATGCTCCCGCATCCACCACTCCAAAAAAATCGAACCGTTTCCATCCGCCGGATGCTGTGGAGGTCAAGGCGTATTTTGCCGAGAAGGGCGGCTCAGATGAGCAGGCGCAGCGGTTCATGGACTTCTACACGTCCAACGGGTGGAAGGTGGGTAAGAACCCAATGAAGAGCTGGAAGGCAGCTGCATCCTGCTGGATCTCGCGGGACAAGGAGCGGCAAAAAGCCCCTGCGTTCCAGCGCAACCCGGTTCGGTACGTTTCCCGCCCGCCGGAGGAAGCCGAGAAGGCCGGGGATTTCATGAGGGACGCACCGGACCGCACCATGAAGTGGCTGGAGAAGCGGAAAAAGGAGGAAGAGAATGCCCCGATACAAAGTGATCCTTGAGTGCAGCGGCCTGGTTGGAGATGCAGCACTCACCTACCGCATGACGGCTTCCAGCCCGCAGGCGGCAGAATTCAGGGCCTGCCAGATGGCGGGCGACCACTACCCAGAGTATACGGATATTCAGGCCAAGAGAATGGAGGTCGAATCCCAATGACGAACCCGACATGTAAGGACTGCCCGGAACGTCACCCAGTATGTCACGACAGCTGCCCGAAGTACGCCGAGTACAAGCGTCAGCTGAAAGCGCAGCGCATCTACACCAACGGTAACCACGCGGCGGAGCGGATCAGCCGTAACGATTTCAACAAAGAAGGATGGATGGGAGGAAGAAAACGGTGAAAGTGCTGATTGCCTGCGAGGAATCGCAGGAAGTGTGCAAGGCGTTCCGCGCCAAGGGTCACGAAGCCTACTCCTGCGACATTCAGGAGCCGTCCGGCGGGCATCCTGAATGGCATATTCTCGGAGATGCGCTCAAGGCTCTGGAGGGGGGGGCAAGTCGTGACGATGGACGGCGTGGCGCATGAAGTCGGCAAGTGGGATTTGCTCATTGCACACCCGCCTTGCACACACCTAGCTGTTTCTGGTGCGCGGTGGTTCACGGAGGGGAAAAAACCACTCAGCTTACGCTATGAAGCTGCTGCATTCTTTATGAAATTTATTGAAGCGGATGTCCCGCATATAGCGGTTGAAAATCCTGTGTGCGTGATGTCTACGCTATACCGAAAGCCGGATCAGATTATCAATCCTTGGCAGTTTGGACACCCGGAGCAAAAGAAAACTTGCCTGTGGATTAAAAATCTTCCTATCCTTGAGGAAACTGACAACGTGTACGACTACATGACGACGTTGCCACCAAAATTGCGAGAAAAGAATCATTGGATGGGACGCGGCCACTCAAAAGAACGTAGCAAAACTTTTCCAGGCATTGCAAAAGCAATGGCTAAACAGTGGGGGTAAAAATGAAAACCGTGACGACCTGATTGGAGGGAAACTATGAAAGCAGTCCTTTTGAGCATTCGGCCCAACTGGTGCAAGCTGATTTGGAGCGGGATGAAAACCGTGGAGGTGCGCAAGAATCGCCCGACACTGGAAACACCGTTCAAGGCGTACATCTACTGCACCGGTCACGATGGCTTGGTCATGAAATTGCCCAAGGCGGGCGTGCAGAAAATGGACGGCAGAGTAATTGGCCAGTTCACCTGTGAAAAAATCGACAAGCTCGTCCACATCGGAACGATGATGGACATAAACATTTTGACATTGGACGGGTGGTATAAACCGGCAGATGCACTGCTTCAAGCGGCTTGCTTGACCGAAGCGCAGGCTAAAAAGTATCTCAAGGGCGGTGACGGATACGGCTGGCACATTTCTGACCTGAAAATTTATGATAAGCCAGTAAAGCTTAAAGATTTCTGGGCGATACAACCCTGTACGCATCGCGGAGACTGTTGCACCTGCCGCAGATGGGACGCGGAAAAGCTAATTTGCCGGGGAGAAGCATTCGGAATCGAACGCCCGCCCCAAAGCTGGTACTATGTGGAGGAAGGCAGATGAAGCTGACCCTCTACGGCGACCCACGCACCAAGAAAAATTCCGCACGCATTCTCCGCACACGCTCCGGGACCCCATTCGTGGCCCCCAGCAAGGTTTATGTGGATTATGAGACGGACTGCCTGCGACAAATCAAAAGGCCACGTAGCCCAATCTCTGCCCGTGTGAACGTGAGGTGCGTGTACTACATGAAAACCGCCCGCCGGGTCGATCTGGCAAACCTCATCGAGGCTACAACGGACATTCTGGTGAAAGCCCGCGTGCTGGAGGACGACAACAGCAAGATCGTTGCCGCCCACGATGGCAGCCGGGTGGAGCTTGACCGGAAACAGCCACGGGTGGAAATTGAGATTGAAGAAATGGAGGAATAAAGCCGCATGAATCAAGTTTTTCTAGTTATAGGTTCAGCATTTTGCTACGTTGGTGGTTTCTGCATCATGATCTTTATTTTGGGCGCGATGACTGAGCTGTGCATCGAAATCTGGGACGGAAAGTTTAAGCAAATCTGTCTCAGATTTCAAATAAATCCGGCCGATGTTGCCTATTTTGCTGAAAACAGAAAAGACATTGAAGCGTGTCTTGATAAGCAGCGCGTTCAATGGCCAAAAACGGATACTGCGCCTTCTGGATGGTGGTGCTGTCCAAAATGCGATGCGCTGAATCAATACGTCAAAGACGACGAGTCGGTTGCATACTGCCGCTGCTGTGGACAGGCGGTCAACATGTTTCTTTTTCAGGAGGTGTACAAATGACTCGCACATGGACATCTGACACCGACACGCAAAAGCCGGGAGAGACCACCGATGAGCAGAAGCTGCGGGCTTGGTTCGAGCGCCTGCCCCGGATGCGGGCACTGATCCGCCAGCAGCAGGAACACATTGCAAGCCTGCGCAGTGCGGCTACAACAATTACGTCCAGCACATCCGGCGCGCCCGGCCACTCCGGAACAAGCGACAAGGTGGGCACCAATAGCGATGCTGCCATAGATGCAGAAGCAAAGCTGGCTGAGCTGAAATGCCGGTATACCGAGATGCAGAAGGATGCCATTGAAGCCGCCTATATGCTCCACGCCGATCCTGCATCCATCCGCCGCAGTAAGTGCATCATCCTGTGCTATGTTGAAGGCAAGCGGCACGCCGATATCGCGGCAAAAGTCGGCTATTCCAAGCCGTCTCAGGTTTCACGCGCAATTTCGGAAGGCCTGAGCCAGCTGACAGAGATCGCGAACGAGCTGAATCTTAGTTGAACCTGTACATTTTGCACAACGTCAGAGGGCTTTGTTTTTACACGCTCTGGGATTTACTTGTTATCGGCATCTGTGCTATTGTGGTACCATCGGCAAAGCCGAAAAGGCAAACCGATGCACGCAGCCTCCGAAACGTGTCCCTTCTTGGCATTTTCCTCCTTTTCTGCTTGCAGGTACCGGGCTTTGCTCTCTCTTCACGTTTCGCGGGCTGCTTCTATGCGATACACTGACACAAAGGCAGCCTGCCGCTCATGAGAGACAGGAGGCGGTTCGATTCCGCCGTATCGCTCCATATGGCGCATGGACTAGACAACCCGCAAGGCCGCACGTGCAACCTCTCGTGCCGAGAAAAGGCCTTAGAATCCTTGCCAAGGTGTAGCTTTCCTGACAGGATGTGCGCCAACCAACAGCCCCGGCGGCGAACCGGAGCTGTTTTTATATGGCCGCCTGAGCGCAGTTTGGAGCGCGGCGCGTGTGTGTAGACACGGCTGGTTCGATTCCAAGGGCGGCTTTTTATATTCCCGTAGTTCAAGTGATGGAACAGCGGTCTCCAAAACCGCAGGCTGCAGGTTTGAGCCCTGCCGGGAATGCCAGCTGCGTGCCCTGTGAGGGGGCCGCGCAGCACGCCGGGTGTCTGGCGGCGTACGTTCCGGACACAGCAGCGCCCACCGTTTGACGCCTGTCCAACGCAACTGAATGCTGGGCGCTGCTTATTTTAATATTTTGACCGTTCGGATTTCCGGGCGGTTTTTCTTTTGCATGAATTTAGAGAGGTGGTGGCGGTGAGCGCGAAGCGGCTGACAGACAGGCAGAAAAAGAAGATCATTGCTGACTATGTGCAGCTGCAGAGCTACACCAGAGCCGCAAAGCTGAACGACGTGGCAGAAAGCACTGTGCGGAAAATCGTGAAAGATAATCCAAAGTGCGCGGATTTGTGCGCCTTAAAAAAAGAGCAGAACACGCAGGACATGCTTTCCTACTTAGGCAGCAAGTGCGGGGAAGCACAAGAGCTTCTCGGGCTGTACCTGAAAGCGATGGCCGACCCGGACAAGATCGCGGAAGCAACACTGCCGCAGCTGTCAACGGCGTTTGGCACCATCGTGGACAAGTTTGCCATGCTGGGAGACCAGAATAGCATAGAAGTCCCGGACGATGGCCTTGTGGAGGCCCTGAATGCCGCCGCAGACCTCAGCCCGCCTGACGATGTGGATCTTCTGCCAAAGGAAGAGGACGACAATGCGGAAAAGTAACGGCTTTCGCTGGAAAGCCCTCAGCCAGCGGCAGAAACAGGTTCTTAGCTGGTGGACACCGCAGAGCGCATACAGCGGCTACAACGGCATCATTGCCGATGGCGCTATCCGCTCGGGCAAGACCTTTGCCATGAGCTTTTCTTTTGTCCAGTGGGCCATGACCTGCTACAGCGGCCAGCAGTTTGCCATGTGCGGCAAGACCATTGCCAGCTTCCGGCGAAACGTGCTTGGCACGCTCAAGCAGCAGCTTGCAGCCCGTGGCTACAATGTCAAGGAGCACCGGGCAGAAAACTGCATGACCGTCAGCAAGGGCGGCAAATCCAACGAGTTTTACTTTTTCGGCGGCAAAGACGAGAGCAGCCAAGACCTAATCCAGGGCATCACGCTGGCTGGGGCATTCTTTGACGAGGTGGCCCTGATGCCGAAGAGCTTTGTCAATCAGGCCACGGCCCGATGCTCCGTCACCGGGTCAAAGTTCTGGTTCAACTGCAATCCGGGCAGCCCGATGCACTGGTTCTATCTGGAGTGGGTGCGGAAATGCCGTTCCCGCAAGATGATGTATCTCCACTTTACGATGGACGACAACTTGTCGCTCTCCGAGGACATCAAGGACAGATACCGCAGCCAGTACAGCGGAGTTTTCTACCAGCGCTACATTCTGGGCCTGTGGACGGTGGCAGAGGGCCTTGTATATGACATGTTCGACCCCAAAAAACACGTCATTGACGTGCTGCCCGAGCTGTCCCCGAAGAGCGCCTATGTGGCGTGCGACTTCGGCACCCAGAACGCAACGGTGTTCCTGCTGCTCCAAAAAAAGGCCGATGCAGACTGCTGGATCGTCACCCGGGAGTATTACTACAGCGGGCGAGAGCAGAAGCGGCAAAAGACCGTGGGCGAGTACGTCACAGACCTGAAATCGTGGCTGAACGGCCTGAAGCCGGAAAGGGTCATAGTAGACCCCTCGGCCCTGCCCCTGATTACGGAACTGCGCAAGAATGGCTTTACACAGACCCCCGCAAACAACGACGTTCTGAGCGGCATTCTGGACGTGCAGACCATGCTGCAGACCGGGCGGCTGAAGATATACAAAGACTGCAAGCACACGCTGGAAGAGTTCGGCGTGTACGCTTGGGACCCAGATAAAGACGACGCCGTGCTGAAGGTCAACGACCACTGTATGGACGCTATCCGATATTTTGTGCGCACGAAGCGCCTTGTGAAACTGAGGGATTGATTTTGAGCACTGTATACACATTCCAGACCTTTCAGCAGGCGCAAGCCGCCGGGGAACAGGCTGATTTTGTCCGGCGATTCGTGCAGCAGCACTGCGCTTCCGGCCCTTACAGGATGGCGATGGACGCCGACCTGTACGACGCCCAGAAAAACCCGGGGGCTGAACGCTTTTCTCAGGCCTACGCATTGATGCTGAAACGCCTGTCAAAAAACACCCGGCAGGATGTACCCCGGCCCGATATGGTCAAGAGCAATCTCTTCCGGAGGCTCAACAAGCAGCGTGCCACCTACTCCCTGGGAAACGGCGTCACCTTTGCGGATAAGGACGTGGACAAAGAAAAACTGGGGGCTGAATTTGACGAGCAGATCCAGAAGGCCGGATATTTTGCCCTGATTCACGGCGAAAGCTTTGGATTTTGGAACAGCGACCATCTGGTGGTGTTCAAACTGACCGAGTTTGCGCCCCTGTACGATGAGACCACCGGCTCCATGCGGGCCGGGGTGCGGTTCTGGCGGCTGAACCCTGACACGGATATGCACTATGTCCTGTACGAAGAGGACGGTTACACCGAGTACACGGAAAGCAGGATCGGCAGCACCATGCAGGAGACGGCCCCGAAGCAGGCATACAAGAGCGTGACCGTCTCCACCCCCGGCGGCGGGCTGGAAAGCGTGGAGGGGGAAAACTACAGCACTCTGCCTGTGGTGCCGCTGTGGGGATCCGACCTGCATCAAAGCACCCTCGTAGGCCTGAAAGCCTACATCGACAGCACCGATCTGGTGACGTCCGGCTTCTGCAGCGACTTGCAGGATTGCGCACAGATTTACTGGCTGTGCGAAAACTTCAACGGCATGACCGATGGCGAGCTGCAGGAGTTTCTTGTCAAGCTGAATCTGTACCACATTGCAGGCGCAGACACCAGCGAGGGCGGCAAGATTACCCCCTACACCACCGAGATCCCTGTGACGGCCCGGCAGACTCTGCTGGAGCTGCTCCACACCCGGGTGTATGAGGACTTCGGCGGTCTGGATGTGCACTGTGTGAGCGCAGACAGCACCAACGACCATCTGGATGCGGCCTATGAACCGCTGAACCAGAACGCAGACGACTTCGAGGCTCAGGTCAAGCCGTTCATCCGGCAGATCTGCGCACTGGCTGGCTTTGACAACGCTATGCCGGCATTCAACCGCAGCAAGATCACCAACACAGCTGAACAAGTGGCAACGGTGATTTCTGAAGCGCCAATCATCGGGCAGGACATGGCCATCGACCTGCTGCCAAACCTGACCCCGGAACAAAAGGAGCAGGCCAAGGCCGCGCTGATGGCTGAGAGCGCAGAGCGGGAGACCGTGGACGAGGAGGACGAAGACGATGGCGAACCTTAAAGTTCCGGTAGAAGGAAAAATTGAGGTCGATTTTGCCGATGAAGCAAAGGTACTTCTGAAACAATTTGTTCGAGCTACCGAAAAAGCTTGCGATCAAATTGTTTGGCATGAAATCAAGAAAGAAGGGCTTCCTCCACCTCACAAAAAAGGTGAGCTTGAAGAATATCTCCTTACGGTTTGCTACGCGGACACACGAGAGCAACAAGAAAAAGGTGTTTTTTCTGAATCAAGAACGACCAGCGGACATTACGCTGAGGGTTTAGGATGGGTGCACGACTGGCAGGAATACGTTCAGGTTGTAGATTATGACTATGCCGAAGTTACACACTGGGCGGAAATGCCGAAACCCGCTACAATTTTTAGTGAGTGATGAATGAGTGATGACCGACCGTGACCGCATTTCCACCCGCCAGCTGAACCGCCTGCGCCGCCGCATCCTCCGGGTGTACGGCACTGCCCGCCGGGAGATGACCGAGCAGCTCACCGAGTTTCTTGGGAAGTACCGAGCGTTGGATGAGCGCAAGCGGGCGCAGCTGGATGCAGGAGAAATCACTGATGAGGATTACCGCATCTGGCTGCAAAATCAGGTCTTTCAGTCCGATTTGATGCACGCCAAGCTGGACGGAATCACGCAGACCTGCACCACAGCCCAAGAGACGGCCTACAAGCTGGCCCGGGACGAGCAATATAACATCTTTTCCTTTGGCGCAAACTGGGCTTTCTACGAGCTGGAACAGGCCGCAGGCGTGACGTTCGGACTGACCCTGTACAACACCGAAGCGGTCAAGCTCCTGCTGAAGGAAAACCCCCGCATGGTGCCCAACAAGCGCATCAAGAGCGAGAGCAACCGCACCTATGACGCCCGGGTGTTCAACCGCTACGTCATGCAGGGCATCGTGCAGGGCAAGAGCGTCCACGACATCGCCGTGCAGGCCGTCAACGGCATGGCTGATACAGAGATCCACTGGGCCATGAACAACGCCATCACGGCGCTCACAGGCGCTCAGAACGCCGGGGCATTGCAGCAGATGCGCAACGCCAAGGCTCTGGGCATCGAGGTCAAAAAGCGGTGGAACTCCACCCACGACTACCGTACCCGTGAGATGCACCGCCTGCTGGATCAGCAGACGGCAGAGCTTGACGAGCCGTTCAAGGTCATGGGCTACAAGATACAGCGCCCCGGGGACCCCAACGCCGCGCCGGAGATGGTTTACCACTGCCGCTGTGTGCTGTCCTCTGCGCTGGGCAAGTACCCCAGGCAGAACGCCGCCCGGCGGGAAAATATCGTCACATACGAAGACACGGGTATGGTGGACGCCAAAGGCAAGCCCATAAAAGTGGCAGTAAAGAAAGCCGTGCCGGTTATGACCTATACCGAGTGGTATAAATCCAAGGGCGGCACGGAAGCCGAACAAATGTGGTGGGCAAAAGAGCGGGAGCGCAAGAAAAAGGAGAAGGTAAAATGATTGAGTATAAAAATAAAGCCCTGCCTCCCGGCAGGGTGTAGGGTCACTGTTCGGATTTATCCGGCACATATTCCAGTATGTCGCCGGGCTGGCAATTCAGAACGGTGCAAATTTTTTCAAGAACCCCGATGGGGAGCTGTTTGACCGTTCCAAGGCAAAGAGCCGAGATAGTTGGAGGACGAATCCCGGTTACTTCGGCAAGTTCCTTTTGCGTCATGTTTGCATCTGCGAGTAACGCTTTCAGATGATAACGAATCGACATCTCTTTCACCTCTTTCTTACATCTATAATACTACGACTTTCGTTTCAAATCAATACGAAAAAAGAAATTATTTTCAAGAAACTAACGAAAAACGTATTGACTGATTACGCAAATCGTAGTATAATATATCTTGTGAGCAAGAGGGGCGGAAAGGAGACGCCCATGAAGTTCAAGGATTTCAAGAAGCTGAACCCCGAAGAACAGCGCAAGAAGTTTGAACAGTACAAAAAAGAGTGGTTAGCTGCTCGTAACAACTAACCACTCGAAGATAAGAGAAACCGTATTCAAAAAGCTCCTCTTACTCACATTTTATTTTTTTATAAGCGATTTGTCAAGTAAAATGTGAGGTCATGATGATGCAAACAAGCAAAATCGCAAGCGCAGAGTTTGAGTTGGACATGGTTTCCGGTGAGCTCCAGACGATGCACAACCTGTTGAACATCTTTGCAAACTGGTTTGAGGAGACCCACAAGACGGATGATCTGATCCGCCCACGCAACGAGCGTGATGTTTCCCGCCTGTGGGATGAAGCGCCTATGTATGATTCCATCCTATGCACGCTGTTCGGCAGCATCTCTGGTCTGGAGAAAGAAGTAAACGCAATCATTGATGAAAGCAATAAGGAGATTTCTCATGTCTAATATTCAGATTTTCAACTACCAGTCCAACGAAGTCCGCACCGTAGAGATGGGCGGCGAACCGTGGTTTGTCCTGAAGGACGTGTGCAACATCCTCGGCATTTCCAAATACCGTGATACTGCGGCACGTTTGGATGCAGATGAAAGGGGGTCGGTTGAGGTGGACACCCTTGGCGGTACTCAGCAAGTTATCGCCGTCAATGAATCCGGCCTTTACCATGTCATCCTTCGCAGCGACAAGCCGGAAGCGGCTCCGTTCCGCAAGTGGGTGACTTCCGAAGTGCTGCCGTCCATCCGCAAGAATGGCGGCTACATCGCCGGGCAGGAGCAGCTTTCTCCGCAGGAGCTGATGGCAAAGGCGCTGATGGTGGCGCAGAAGACGCTGGCCGATCGGGAAGCCCGCATTAGTGAGCTGACCGCACAGAACAGCCAGCTCACCGTGGAAAAGCAGATCATGCAGCCCAAGGCAGAATACTTCGACGAACTGGTTGACCGCAACCTGTTGACCAATTTCCGGGAGACAGCCAAGGAGCTTGGCATCAAGCCCAAAGCCTTTGTGGCGTGGCTGCTGGAAAAGAAATTCCTTTACCGTGACCAGAAAGGCAAGCTGCTGCCCCGAGAGGACAAGAACAACGGCTTGTTTGAGATCAAGGAAGCCAAGAATGACAAGACTCAGTGGAGCGGCGTGCAGACGCTTATCACTCCCAAAGGCCGTGAGACGTTCCGGCTGCTGTACCTGTAACTGAATCACCAGACCCTGCCCCACACCGGGGCGGGGTTTTGTTATACATGGAGTATAGCATGAACTTTAACTACGACATCAAATTCACCGACAACACCCCGCAGCTGCATGAAGCTTTGGACTCATGGGCGGAGCGGGTGCTGACCATCTGGGGCATGAAGGTGCAGGACTATGCGAAGCTGCTGGTTCCTACCGGCACGGAGGAAAGCACTGGCATACAGGGCTATGTGGGCGGTGCGCTCAAGCAGAGCCTGACCTACGCCCTCGACCTTGCAAAAAAGACCGTGACCATCGGCAGCAATCTGTTTTACAGCGTCTATGTGGAGCTGGGCACAGGCGTATTTGCCGAGAAGGGCAACGGACGAAAAACGCCGTGGGTCTGGAAGGACTTCAACGGCAAATGGCATTTTACCCGGGGCATGAAAGCCCGCCCGTTCCTGCGCCCGGCGGTGGAAGAGCACATTGACGAACTGCGGCAGATCGCCGTGGAGGAAGGAAACAAGGAGGAATAAATATGAGCAGAATCGAAGAGCTGGAAAGCGAGCGCGAAAACTTGCATTTGGAACAGCTCAAGCTCCAAAACAAAGCAAAATTTTGCGAAGTTCGGCTACTTGAAATTTCCAACGAAATCCGAGAGCTGAAAATTGAGGATGATAAGGAAGCAAATACACGGCTTTGCTTTGAAATTGACGATACAAGAATCAAACTTCAGAAACTTTGTGATAAAGTTCTTGGCGAAGCAAACGTGCATGTTCATGTGACACTCATCCCGTTAAAAAACAACCTCAAATTTCAAAATTACGAATTTGACTAAAAAGTTAATATTCAGCGGTTGGCGCACAGCGTCAGCCGCTTTTTTATGCCGTTTTCGCTCAATGGCAGAGCTGCTGATTTGTAACCAGCGGACGCGGGTTCGATTCCTGCAAGCGGCACCATATCGGCGTACATGACCGAGAAAACACCCTTATTGCCGTACATGGCACTCCGTACATGGAGAGAAAGGATCACCAATGGCATTTGACAACAAAAGCATCCGCCCGATTCTGGAAAACGAGGAGCTTTCCATCAAGGACAAAGTGAATCAGCTTCAGACCCTTCACCATGAAATCGTAAATGGGCTTATGGATGAAAAGGACGAAGCGATCCAGCGTGCGGAAAAGGCGGAAAAAGCAGCCGAGAGCGCAAAGGCTGAAAAAGAAGCCGCCGAAAAGGCGCTGACCGACTACAAGGACCAGCAGACCCAGAAGGACACCCACGCAGCCAAGGAAGCAAAGTTCCGGGAGCTGCTGAAGACCGCCGGAGTGCTGGACAAGTACGCAGACCGCGTTGTGCGGCTGTCCGGCGAGGACATCGACAAGCTGGAGCTGGACGAAAAGGGCAACGTCAAGGACGCCAAGAAGCACACCGACAGCCTGAAAGCTGATTGGGGCGATTTTGTGGCGACGACCACGACCACCGGCGCAAAGGTGGACACCCCGCCTACCAACACCGGCTCCAAAATGACCAAAGACCAAATTTTTGCAATCAAGGACGCTGGCGAACGCCAGGCCGCGATTGCTGCAAATGCCGACCTGTTTACAGGCGGCGGAAAGGACTAATACATGGCAGCAAAAGAAAATATCACCATGACCACCGATATCACCGTAGCCGCGCGTGAAATCGACTTTGTGACCCGTTTCCAGCGCAACTGGGACCATCTGCGCACCATTCTGGGCATCATGCGCCCTATCCGGATGCAGCCTGGCACCGTGCTCAAGAGCAAGTATGCACAGGGCACCCTGCAGAGCGGCACCGTGGGCGAGGGCGAAGAGATCCCGTTCAGCAAGTACACCGTCAAGGAGAAGGAGTACGGCAAGATCACCATCGACAAGTACGGCAAGTCTGTCACCCTTGAGGCGATCCAGAATTACGGCTACGATGTCGCCGTGCAGAAGACCGATGATGAGTTCCTGTACGACCTGACCGCTCTGGTAACGGATAAGTTCTACAAGTTCCTGAACACCGGCACCCTGAAGGGCACTCCCAAGACCTTCCAGATGGCGCTGGCACATGCCAAGGGCGCGGTCGAGAACAAGTTCAAAACCATGCATCGCACCGTGACCGGCGTTGTTGGCTTTGTCAACGTGATGGACGTGTACGACTATCTGGGCAATGCCAATATCACCGTGCAGAACCAGTTCGGCTTCCAGTATATCAAGGACTTCATGGGCTACAACACCATCTTCCTGCTGTCCGACAGTGAGATTGCGAAGGGAAAGGTTATTGCCACCCCGGTAGACAACATCGTCATGTACTATGTGGATCCTGCGGATAGCGAGTTTGCCCGCGCAGGTCTGGTCTACCGGACCGCAGGCGAGGCAAGCAACCTCATCGGCTTCCACACTCAGGCAAACTACAGCACCGCAACCTCCGAGAGCTACGCCATTATGGGCGTGACCCTGTTTGCTGAGTATCTGGACGGTATCGCTGTCGAGACCATTACCCCGGGCGAGTAATCGCCCCTTTGTAAGGAGGACGCCCCATGACTGTACCGGAGCTGTGCGTCTACACGCACAATTTTTTTGACCGGGCAGATGATCCCGTTGCCGGGGAGTTTGCTTTTGAGCCGGATACCTTGCCCGCCGGGGTAGTGCCGGGGCAGTATTTCCTTGTGTGCGGGTCCATCTTCAATGATGGCGTGCACATGGCCGGGGACGGCGATCTGACCGCCGAGACTTTCACCGGGACGGTGCAGCCTATGCGCGTGCCGCCTGATTTTGTGGCGCTGGCTGAAAAAATCGACGCATACGACAAGGCGCTCCCGTCCGGCGGCGTGTATGTGTCGCAGTCGTTCAATGGGTGGTCCGGCACAATGGCTACAGGCGCGGACGGGCTGCCCGCTGACGGCAAGACCCGCTATAAATCCGAGATCAATCAGTGGAGGAAGATGTGACATGGTCAATCCGTTCGCTGCATCCACCGTGATGCAGAGCTTTACCAAAAAATACCGCTTTCAGACCCGCAGTTATGAGCCGGACGGCGTGGGCGGCTTTGTGTCCGGCTGGCAGGACGGCCCGGAGTTTGAGGCCGTGGAGCGTCACGACACCACCGTGGAAGCACAGGTGGCAGAGCAGGCCGACACGGCATCTACATACACGCTGCTTGTTGGCGCCGGCGTGCCGCTGGCTTTCCCGGACTACATCAAGCGGGTAAGTGATGGGCAGACCTTCCAGATCACCAGCACGGCAGATGAGGGCAAAGCCCCGCCGGAATCCGGCATGGGACTGCGGGCCGTCAAGTGCAAAAAGGCGGTGCTGCCGTGATGGGCCCGTCTGAGAGCATCAACCGGGCGCTGAACACGTTTTTCAACGGCTTTGGCATCCCGGGCTATCTGGAAGACAACATCCCTCCTGCCGCTTCACTGCCCTATCTGACCTATAAGCCCACCATCCCCGGCGGGTGGAACGAAACAGCATCCTTCCACGCCCGGCTGTGGTACCCAAGCAAGGGCGGCAGAGCCCCCATTCTGCAAACCGAAGATACGATCAGCGCAGCCCTCGAGGACAGCATAACGCTTTCCTGCGAGGGCGGCGCTATTCTTTTGCAAAAAGGCACCCCGTGGGCACAGCCCCTCGACAACCCGCCTGAAGGGTATCTGTGCGAATACCTTATTTTTGAACTTACACGGCTTATACCGTGAGTAAAGGAGCAATATGGCTGAAACTTTAGCAAAGAAGTTTAACGTCAACGTTTTGACAGCGGACGCTTTCAAGAGCATCCCCAAGGGCTCGGGCAACATTTTGTCCGATTTCTCGCTTGAGGCCCCGAAAATCGATGAAACAAACGTTATCCACGCCACACAGGGCGGCGTGACTATCACCTATCAGAACTCCACCGAGGATACTCTTTCCGGAATCGACAACGCCCCCACCAATACAAAGCAGGGCGTGGAAGTCACCGGAACCACCGCAACCATCTCTTACACGACTCCCAACGCAGACCCTAAGAGCATCCAGCTCGCCATTGGCACTGCGGACATTGACCCGGAAGACCCCACCCACGTGGTTGCACGCCTGAAAACCGCTTTGACGGATTTCAAGCCCATTTGGTGGGTCGGCCCCATGATCGGCGGCGGCTTTATCGCGGTCAAGCTCTATAATGCCATGTCCACCGGCGGCCTGAGCCTGAAGTCTGAGCACCGCGGCGGCGGCTCGATGCAGATCACGCTGACCGCTTTTGCAGACCTCGAGAACCCCGAACAGGCCCCGATGGAGTTCTACTCTATCACAAAGGCCGCGTCCTGATGTAAGGAGGAAAGACATGAAGGAAATCATTGATCTGGAAGGCAAGGAGTACCTTGCAAAAACTTATAAGCTGGCAAAGGCATACAAGCAGTGCATCGTTGACACGGGCGCGGTGGCGGCGGCAACTCAGCCTGCGCCGCTGACTGGCAACGAAACCCCGGAGGAGAAGGCCAAGAAGATCGCAGAACAGGGTGCGAAAAATGCGGAAGAAATGATGCGAATGATCTACGAAGAGCACGCAGACATGACCGAAAAGGTCTTGCCGCTCTTTGTGGCGCTGGATAAGGGCGAAGAGCTTCCGCCCACCAGAAAGCTGGCCGCAGCAATGTCCCGCGCGCTGTCTGATGACGATTTCATGGCTTTTTTGAGATCCTTGATGTGATCGGCGTGGAAGGATATAAACGGATGGTCTCGACCATTCGTCTGGATTTGCTGGAACTTTTCGGCAAGTCCTATATCCTCGACCACATCAAAAAAGAAATCAGAAACCACGATGAAATTCAATTCTACCGCGATTGCGTAGCAGATGCCGTTGGCGGTCTTGCGGGAGCTAACGCTCTTTATTCCTACGTTGCTTCGTATACATTCCCGCTTTATGTAAAGCAGATCGACAAGCGGTCTGCGGCGGAGATCACGGAAGAAAACAGCAAGGCTCTTAAAGAGCTGTGCGGAGGGGGTGATGGAACCTGAAACTTTTTGAATTGAGCGCCACCCTCGGGCTGGACGACAGCGCCTACCGGCAGGGCATCCAGAATGTGCAATCTGAGACAAAAAAGACCGTTTCTTCGCTGTCAGGAGAGTACAGCAAGGCCGCAAAGGCCGTAGTGGAGCTGACCAGACGTTACAACGAATCGGTGGGCAAGACCGGCAAAGCGTCCTCTGAGACCAAAAATCTCAAGACCATGTTGTCGCAGGCAGAAGCGCAGCTCAGGGCAACCACGACCGCGCTGAAAGCCGCAAACAACAGCATGGATGGCTTTGCCAGCTCCACGGATAAGGCATCCGGCAAATCTCTGGCCAACGCCATTACACAGGGCACGGTCATGGCGAACGTCTTCTCGAAGCTCGGCTCCGCTGCACTCAGCGCCGCAGAGGGGTTCATCTCTTCCGGCATCGAGTACAACGCCCAGATCGAGAAATACACCACCGGCTTTACCAATATGTTGGGCAGCGCGGAAGCCGCCCAGCAGGTCATGAGCCAGATCCAGGAAGACGCGGCAAAAACTCCTTTTGATGTCGAGTCCCTGACAAAGGCAAACCAATACTTGATCTCTGCAGGCGAGAACGCTTTCTATGCCCGCAGTACCATCATGGCACTGGGCGACGCAGTCTCTGCGACAGGTGGCGGAAACGACGAGCTGAACCGCATGGCGCAGAACCTGCAGCAGATTGCCAACGTTGGAAAGGCTGCAAGCATTGACATCAAGCAGTTTGCCTATGCAGGCATCAACATCTATCAGGTTCTGGCCGACTATACCGGTAAATCGGTGCAGGAAGTCCAGAACATGACCATCAGTTATGACCTGCTGTCTCAGGCTCTTATCGCAGCCAGCGAAGAGGGCGGGCGCTACTACGGTGCTATGGAGACACAGAGCCAGACCATGAATGGGCGCATGTCTACCCTGCAGGACAATGTAAAGCAGCTGGCGGGATTGCTGACCGGCGATTTATCCAGCGGCGCCGGCGTTGTAATCGGCAATCTGAACGACATGCTCGTCGCAGCACAGGAAGCTTACAAAACGGACGGCTGGATTGGTCTCGCAGGCGCGATTACCGGCCTGACAGAGCCTATCAACACGGCAAAAAACGCTTTCAAGGACTTCGCAAGCAAAGCCACCACATGGCTGGATCAGCTGAGCTATAAGCTCAACCGTTTTCTCGGAAAAGCAGCCACGGCTGACTTTGATACTTACGAAGAGTACGCGGATGCAAATAACCGGCAGAGCAACCGTAACAGGTTGCGGCAAAACGCCTTAAAAGGCGTTGGCATCAGCAATAGGAGCTGGTCCCAGCGTCAGGCGGATTTGGCGGCAGCCAATGGCAACGGGAGCAGTTCCATCGTCACCACAGGCGGTGGCAGCGGCTCCTCCGGCGGCAAAAAATCCGGATCCTCCGGTTCCACCAGGTCCACCACCGAAACGGTCATTTCGTCCATCTCCAGCACGGCTACCACCGCTGCACAGAATGCGCTGGGCACTGTGACCACTAGCATCCAGACTCTCACCGAAAAGGTCAAGGACAGCGCGGGCAAGATCAAAGATCGCATCACCGAGACCACCACCACGACCGGCAAGGAGATGGTGAACGGTGTTGCCACGACCTTTAAGCAGGTGGAGACCAAAGTCAACGGCACGGTCACAAAGGTCACAAAGACCTATGACGACATGTCAAAAACGCTGCTGGGCACCTTTACCAACGTCTCGGAAACCACCTTTGACGGCATCACCACAAAGGTGCAGCAGGCGGTGGAAAAGTACGCGGACGGCAGCGAGCATATCAAGAAAACCGTCACAGAGACCGGTCAGCGCATCGGCGAGAACGGCGCGGAGACCTACGAGAAGATCATCACCTACATCGACGGAATCGAAGATAAGGTGAACGAGACCTCTACTCTTATCGACAAGAGCGTAAAGGGCACCCAGAGCCGCATTGACCAGCAGCTGAGTGAGGCTTCCGGCCAGCTGGATAAGGGCATTTTCGGGCTGGTAAAAAGCGCCTTTAGTGACGCCAAAAATGGCGACTGGGGCGGTCTCGCTCTGGATTTTGTCAATCTAATCTGGGGCGAAGTGTCGCAGGGACAGCGTGACGTGATCTCTAAGTGGCTTGCGGACGCGCTGACCGCGGTCAATGAGGGCTACTTCAGCGGCGGCATCGGCAAGGCGCTGGGGTCTATCCAGAGCATTTTCACAAACGGCATTACTGCCGGAGTGGATGGCGCCACTACGTCTGTAAAGGCGTTCTCTGAGATCGTGCAGGGCCTTGCAAGCTCCGGCGGCGTGGGCGGAGCACTAGGCGGCATCGTCCAGAGCTTTTCCGGCATGGCAGGCGGCATCACCTCTGCACTGGGCGGCATTGTGTCCTTTGTGGCAGCGAACCCCGTCCTTGCCCTGATCCTGGGCGTTGGCGCTGCGGGCGCTGCAGCTGGCGGCATCGGGCTTGCGCTGTGGGCCAAAAACAAAAAGAGCAAAGACCCGGTCAATAATTACAAGAGCCCGTTTGACGATGTGGGCGTTTACGACAGCTTGAGCGAGTTTTCTACGCGGTCTGCGATGCAGTACCGCGTCACCGGCCGGCAGTCCATTGTTGACCGGCAGACCAGCATTTTGGAACGCATTGAGGGGATGCTGGACGAGCATCTGCCAGACATCGGCAAGGGTCAGGTGGTCATGGATTCCGGTGAGCTTGTCGGCGTTTTGTCTCCGCGTATGGCAAATAATGTGGATCTACACATCGGCGTTGCAGTGACCAGGAAAGCGAGGGGCGTATAATGGCAAAGTTGCAAGGCGCAAAAATCGGCGATTACCACACCCTCACGGACTGGGGTCTGTACCTCAAAGTTGGCAGCCCGAAAATCAGCGATGCAGAGGTAGACGAGTATCTGGTGCAGGTGCCCGGCTCTGATACGCTGCTCAACCTGACGGATGCACTGGATGGCCGCCCGCACTACAAAAAGCGTACCATCACCATGGAGCTGCTGTGCAGGGCACCAAAAAAGACCTGGCCGAATCTTTACAGTCAGATCGCAAACGCCATCCATGGCAAATGGCTACAGTGCAAATTCGACGATGACCCGTCTTTCTATTGGGAGGGGCTGTGGAGCGTGTCCATGACGCGCGACCGGCTTTCCAGTGCGTTCACCATCACAGGCACCTGCAGCCCCTTCAAGCGCAGTGTATACGACGGCTCTGATGACTGGCTGTGGGATGACCTTGTATTTGATACGGCGATTATCCGCAATTATACGGATATCCAGCTCAAAGCCAACGAGGACATCACCGTAACCGTCACCGGTGCACCAAGAGCGGCTGGCATCTACTTCAAGCGCAGCGAGGACGCTGCGGACATTGCGGTGTCTCTCAATGGCCTTGAGGTTGGCATCCTTGCAAAGTCTACAGAGTGGCAGTACATTGAGGGCTTGCATATGCCGGATGGCGTTGTAGGTACTCTCATCTTTGCGGCGTCTGCGGATTGCAGCATTAGCATCCGATATCTGGGGGGCAGCTTATGAGCTATAAAGTTTATGCGGGCGTCCAGACCGGCGTTGACGTGTGGAAGACAAAGACCTGCATTTACGACCCAACGGACTACACGGACACAAAAAAGATCATCAGTCCAACTCTGACACGGGAGGTGAGCAAGGCCGGTAGCTTGGAATTCACCCTGCCGCTTGGCAATGTGGCTCACTCAGCTTTGCAAAAAATGCGCACGACCGTGTCCGTAGAACAAGACGGTGTGCGCATCTGGGAGGGCAGGCCCATGAGCCATGAGCAGGATTTTATGCTGCGTCAAAAAGTCTTTTGCGAGGGAGAGCTGGCCTACCTCAACGACAGCTCTGTTGCGCCATATACAGCCAAAGACGTGACGATCAAGCAATTTCTTTCGTTTCTGCTGGAAAACCACACCGGCATGGTGGACGCATACAAGTCGTTTGTCTGCGGAAATGTTGGCTTTCCGAGCACCAGCGTGGTGGTGCCAGAGCTGCATAACTGCGTGATGAAACTGGAATACATGGCGGGTACTCCGGATAGTGACGGCGATTACAGGTATGAATATGGACTTTATACCTCGTCCGGCGTACAGCTTGTAAGCCAATATGAAGTCGGCTACTCGGATGATGACACGGCCCCGGATCCATCCGCGTACAGCTGGACGCTGAATGAAAAGCATGCAGATTCTTCCATAAACGGGTATATCTGGCGCACTGGAAACGGCCTTTTTTCCGTGAGCGTAAACGTGGCTTTATCCTTGGATGGTGACGGCCAGACGCACGAAGCCACGCAAAGAACGGTTACGCCGGATATCACATGCGCTACGCACTCAAAATCCTTTCCGCCTGAGACGGAATACGATCTCAAAGACACGGTCTCGAAAAATTGGAAAATCGAAAAGCAGGGAGACGGCTATGCCGTCTTGTTCAACGGTGCAGCTTTGCCGGATTCTTCCGTTGTCCGTTACGATTCTGCGCCACGGTACACCTTTGGCGATGGACGAAATTTTGGCGTTACATGGGATGTCATCCAAAATGAGCTTGTGGATGTATACGGCGGGTATCTGATTGTCCGGCACGAAAACGGGGCCCGGTATCTGGACTACGTCCAGGAAGTGCAGGAGAAAAACGGGCAGCCCATCGCATTCGGCACAAACCTGCTCGACCTGAGCAGCTACGTCAAAGCAGAGGATATCGTCACCCGCGTCATTGCCGTCGGAAAAAAGAAATCCGGCTGGTTTTTGTGGGAGAAAACCAACACCATCACGGCAACCGCTAACGACGCCACCGCGCAAAAGCTGTTTGGCATCATCGCGCGGGTCATTGTGCAGGACGGAACCGAAAACACAACGCAGTCGCTTCTGGATGCCGCCAACGCGGAGCTGTCCAAAAACTTGCGTTACCTTGACGGAATCACGGTAAAGGCTGTGGACCTCAAGGATGCCGGCGTGGATATCGCCCGCCTTGGCTTTGGCAAGATGACACACATCTACTCCAACCCGCACGGGGTGAACACCTGGCTTTTGTGCTCTAAGATTGTGGAGCCTTTGGACGCGCCGGACAAAAAAGAATTCACGCTGGGCATTGATTTCTCCAGCGTCAGCGACTTGCAGGCCCTGAGCTCACGAAAAGCCAGTGACGCCTATGACCTGAGCCGCTCGCTGAAGGGCTATGCATCCGCAAAGGGGTGATAAATTGGATAAGACATTTGACGAAGCAATTTCCGAAGTCCGCAATGCAGAACGCGGCGTGGAAGTACGGGAAGCCCTTGCACAGGGCTTTGAGTATGTGAAGCAGTATGGCGAGGCTGTTATCGCGCGGCAGGAAGAAGCTGTTCAGAGTGCGGAAACAGCCACAAACGCGGCGGCAACTGCCACAGAACAGGCCACAGCAGCAGCCCAGACAGTCAAAGACGCCACTGCAAAAGCCATAAGCGCAGCGCAAGAGCAGGCAGGTATTTCGGCATCAAAAGCCGAGGAATCTGCTTCCAGTGCCGAAGAAGCAGCGGCCAGTCAAACTGCTGCCGCGTCTAGTGCATCTGCCGCAAAGGCCAGCGAGGAAGCAGCTGCAAAGAGTGCCGCCGACGCAAAGGTTATCGTGTCCACTGACACGACCCTGACCGTATCGGGCGCACCGGCTGATGCAAAGGCGACCGGCGACGCCCTGGATCAGAGGTATACCAAGGCCCAGACCGACGCCAAGTTCGGCACGCCGTACACCCTGCCGCCCGCTACGGCAGACCAGCTGGGCGGCGTGAAGGTGGGCGACTATCTGGACATTGCCCCGGACGGCACCCTGAGCGGCAAGACGCTGTATGATACCATCGCGGCCAGTGTGGCGGTCAAGTCGGAGGCGCGGCTGGTGTGGAACCACCACGTGGAAACCGGAAAAAGGTGGCATTCCTACGACATCAAAATGCCAGACGGCCTTGACTATGTGCACGTTAAGTCGAGGTACAACGACAGTGGCAAAACATACGGTGAAGAAGTAGATATCGCAAAAGGCGGCACGGTCAACCACAACTTCGGCAAGGGCGATGGAATCTTTGCATCCAACACGACTTTCCGACCGGACGGGACCCTGCACTTTGAATTGGCAGGGGCGGACATAAATACCAGCGTCTACACCGTAGACATCTGGCTCTCCGGCTACCACTACCCCACCCTCGCCGAGCTGCTGACCGAGACGCAGGCCGCACAGGCGGACACGGACGCCCTGGCGGTAGATCAGGAGTACCGCGTCGCCCTGCTGGAGCTGGGACTGACCGATGACACCACCACTGACACCACCACATAATGAGGTAAAAACTATGTTGTATCGTATCTGTAAACGCCTGATCGAGCGCGGACAGACCGCTGGTCTTGCGGACAAGCTGGACGTTTTCTACGCCATTGGCCGCATCACCGAGGCCGAGTATAAGGAGCTGACCCAGCTGCTGGCCCAGCAGGAGGCCGCCCATGGCACTTAATGCCTACTCTTTGACATTGGGGGTGATCGCAATAAACAACACATTTTTGACCGCACTTTTTAACTTTTTGAGCCGTTTCTTTGCCGCTTTGGCGGAAGAACAGGTAGAACAGGAGGACACAATGGCATCTGTGACTGAGGTGACCGAGTGGACGGGAGCACCGCCCTACCGCTACATCGACGTAAGCCGGTATCAGGGCAACATTACACTGGAGGGCTGGAAGAAGGTCAAGGCCGCTGGCTATCAGGGCGTCATGCTCAAGACCGTCAGCACAAACCGCAGGCTATCCAAGCGAGCAGACGGCCTGTACATCGACCCGACCTTTGAAACAAACTACCGCAACGCAAAGGCGGCAGGTCTGGCGGTGGGCGTGTATTACTACACCTACGCCACCAGCAAGGCAATGGCCGATGCAGAGCTTTCCCTGCTGGCTGACGCCCTGCGTGGCAAGACGCTGGAAATGCCTGTGGCAGTGGACGTGGAGGACAACAAATTCAGGGTTCTTGGCAAGCAGACGCTGACCGACCTGACAGCCTACGCCCTGAAAAAGGTGGAAGACATGGGCTTTTATGCCCAGCTCTATACCTACACCAGCTTTGCTAAGACACGCCTGTATATGGGCGGTGCTGCCCTCAGCCCCTACGACGTGTGGCTGGCCGACTACACAGGAAAGACACCTGCCGTGACCTTTGCCTACAACGCACACCAGCACACCAGCAAGGGCAGCGTTCCTGGTATTTCCGGTCACGTTGATCTCAATGTGACCACACGCAACTACCCGAAGATCATCTGCAAGAAGGGCCTGACCCGTCTCCGGGAGGGCAAATGACCGAAAAAGAAGCTCTCCTGTGGGTGCTTGGCATCCTTGGCAGCCTGTGCGCTGCTGTCATCACCATCGACAAGGTGCTGGACATCATCCACAAGTACGTCAAAAAGGCCGGAGCGCCGGACGAGGCGCAAAACAAGCGGCTTGACGAGATGGACAAGCGCTTGCAAACGTTAGAAACGGGCTATGCGCAACATTCTTTGGCGCTTGGGCGCGATTTGTCCCGCTTCGGGGAAATCGACGAAGTAAACCGCCTAACGCTTGAAGCCGTTCGTGCCCTGCTGGAAGCACAGCTGACCGGAAACAACGTGCCCGCTATGCAGGCCAGCAAGGAAAAAATCGATAATTACCTCATGGAAGGAGTAACGAAACATGGAAGCAATGCTTAATTTCATCCCCGCACCCGTCGCAATCGTTCTCATCATCGTCGGCTTTGTGGCTCTGGCAGTCGGCGCTATCCGCATGGGCTATAAGCAGCTGGTCAAAGATCTGGCCTATGACCTCGTGTGCAAGGCCGAGGACTGCATCCTTGGCAGCGGTCAGGGTGCCAAGAAAAAGGCGCAGGTCTTTGCGGCCCTCCGCTCCGCTCTGCCTGACTGGCTCAAGCCCATCATCACCGATGAGGTGTTGGACTCCGTCATCGAGAAGGCCGTACGGATGATGAAAAAGGCACTGGCAGAAAAGAAGCCTACCATCAACCAGTAAAGGAGTACTATATGCCTGTACCTATGTGCGGCATTATCGCCGCTTCTGCAAACGCTATGAATCAAGCCCGCAAGCGTGAAAAGATGTGCAACCTGAAAGGCGACAACAAGGAGTATTGCGAATACTGTCTTCGCGGCAAAGCTGGTGAGTGCATCGAAAAGCAGGCGGATAAGGAGTAAAGCATGATCGAGCTAAGCGTATCTCTCGCATCCAATGGCGTCGTCAAAGTGCCGGGCTATGAGCAGCTGGTGCGCTTTGGCTACACCAAAAACCGGGGTGTGTACCGACTTGCTGTCACCGCATCCGGCGAGTGGCAGGACCTGATCATCCGGGCCTTTTGGCACGTCCCGGGCGGCAAAGACCCGGCATCCTCGCTGGTGGTGGACGGCTCTGTGGATGTGCCCGCCAGCGTTACCGCACAGCCCGGCAACGGCTGCATTACCTTTGAGGGCAGCGACGGCACAAAGACCGTGACCAGCGCCGACCTGCGATATCGCGTCAGCGCCAACAGCGGCACAGAGGACGGCACTATGCCGGAACCGGACTCGCCCGCGTGGCAGCAGCTGGTGGATGCCGTGCACAAAGATGCCACCGCCGCAGAGCAGGCCAAGACCGACGCGCAGACTGCAGCGCAGCAGGCAGGAGCAGCCGCACAAAAGGCCGCTGCCAGCGAGAAAGCTGCCGGTGACGCACAGAAAAAGGCCGCTGACAGCTTACAGGAACTGAAAGACGGCATTGCCGCTGGTAACTTCAAAGGCGAGAAAGGCGACAAGGGCGACACTGGCCCGATCGGCCCGCAGGGTGAGCAAGGCCCTCAAGGCCCCACTGGTGCTACCGGAGCCACCGGCCCGCAGGGCGAGACTGGCCCTCGTGGTGAACAGGGGCCGCGTGGCATTCAGGGCGAGCGCGGCCCGCAGGGTGCGCAGGGGCCGCAGGGCGAAAAAGGTGACACTGGGCCACAGGGGCCTAAAGGCGACCCCGGCCCGGCAGGTGCAGACGGCAAAGATGGCATACAAATTGATGATACCGCCGTGGGGCCCGACGCCTGGAGCAGCAAGCACATCGTGGACATGCTCTGCCCGCCACTGGAAGAGACCGGCAACCCGTTGCAGTGCTACCCCGTGGCAAATTATCCGCTGGGCGTGACTGCCAGCTGGGAGCCCACGCAGGAAGGGAGCGCCGAACCTAGCCCGGACAATGTCCGGCCGATTAAGGGCAGGGACAGCGCGACGGTCGAGCGGTGCGGGGAGAATCTGCTGGACGAAGCGCGTTTTCCTATCATTAAAACCAATAACAATATTAAAATTGCCTCTAAAATAACTTTGCCTGCCGGAACTTATACAGTTTGTGTCTTGTCAGTGGCAACTGCAGTCTGCGCAAACGGAGCTGACGCTGAGCATACATATAACTCCAATAAGCACACATTCACACTTGCTAGACAGACCGCAATACAGCCAGATTCGTACTGGGTACAAGGGCGGCCTGAAAAAGATGAAAAAATTTGGATTGTCGAAGGCAATGAATGGAGAGCCTACACCCACTACACCGGCCAAACCTCCACCCTCACTCTGCCCCGCACCATCTACGGCGGCACGGTGGATGCTGTGACGGGAGAGGGGCAGGAGACGTGGCAAGCCAAGTCCTTTAACGGTACAGAAAATTGGGCACTATATGACGATGGTAGTAGCGCCAAATTTTTTTACACGGCTGACTATACCGTAGATAGCGAACCGCTTGATACTATATGTTCACATTTTAGCAAAGCTGCGTTTACTCGGGGGACAATTATCCGCGTTTATACGAGTGTATTTACCGACTTAGATGCGTATAAAGACTACCTCACCGCCCAGTACGCGGCAGGAACACCTGTCCAAATCGCCTACAAGCTGGCAACTCCAACGCCTTTCACTGCCACCGGCGCACAGCCTATCCCCGCCCTCCCCGGAGTGAACACAGTCTTGACCGACGCAGACAGTGCAACCGTCACCGGCAGAGCAGACCCCATCAAGCGCATCACTGACCTTGAGGACGCAGTAGCGTCCATGACCTAAAGGAGGACTGACTATGGCAATCAAAAGCAAAGCCCGCCATGACCTGACCCTGCGCTCCATCAAGCGGGAAATCGCCGCTGGCCGCGATGTGGCATACTGGCTGGACAGGGCGTACACCCATCTGGACAGCGGCCTGCTGACGGAGGATGACATCGCAGAGGTGGAAACTCTGGCAAGGGCGTACTATGACGCACTGGACGCGGAAGACAAGGCGGACGCTGAGGAAATCACACAGTAAGGAGGATATCATGGCAAGCACTACATACCGCCATCTCGGTGACGTCACCGGGATGTTCGCCGCACAAGAACAATTTCGTGACATCACGAAAATGGTGACAAAACGTCACCAGTTTGCCGTGCTTGGCAATATGGTGCGCAACGCGGGACAGCTGCCGCAGCCTTTCTGGCTCGGTGCTGCCCGTGGCGGCGGCTCGTGTAGTGCTGCCCGCTGCGCTGCAAGGACTTGACCGACAGCAGATGACCGCCGCCATCAAAAGCGCACCGCTTGGGAGGGTAGACCGTAAGATAGCCTTACTGCGGTACGTTGAGCGGCTCCCGCTGCCGGATATTGCAGCACAGACCAATTACAGCCGGACGGCGATAGGCTACCGGCTGAAAGGTATTTACAAAATGCTGAATATGTGATATACTAATTATACGAGATGGTGGATAGCGCATACACATCCATCATGAATGTATGCAAGAGACCAGCGGAAGAACGTTTACCCGCTGGTCTCTTTTTTCAACCCCCGGTGTTCCGTTTGGAGCATCGGGGGATTTTTTTACTTTTTCTTCAATTCCTCAAGCCTGCTGGAAAGTTCTTCTTCCCATCCTTCATGTTCTTTAAGGTACGGGGCGTAGATCAGTTCTTCGGCCTCTTTGCGGGCCGCAACGGCTTCTTCGATTGTGTCATAGCTGCCGAGATGATATTGCTTGCGTTGGAAATTGATATATGCACGCCATCGACCGTGGCAGTCTTTGCACACACCATTCGCGCCAGAAGTGGAATTTTTATTGATATGGCCTCCGACCGCCCTTGTGCGAATCGACATAAGGGAAGAGCCACCCGCGTAAGCTGTGCTGTGAATTGCCCCGGTTTTCTCTCCAATGTCCCTGTTGCAATCTGCGCAATGCTGGATTCGAGAAAGCCTTGTGATCTTTACGGCGGTTTCCTTCCCACATTTCGGGCAAATAGCACGGCACAGAAAGCAGCCTGACCTCTTTTCGGGCAAAACTTCCAATACTTTCCATCCGTTAATAATCTGTCCTTCTTTTTTCTTCGCCTTTCGTAAAGCCGTCTCCGTCATGGCTGGCTTTTGCCCTCGATTCGCGCAAGACAGACAGCTTCGGCTTTTGCCAAGACGCAGGGAGCTGTCATACACGTCTTTTACCACTCCGCACTCACACTGGCATGTGTAGTAGTGCGGCTTTTCAGACGGCGCAAGCACCGTCCACTTTCCAAAATGCTTTCCAGTCAAATCTTCTGCCATAACATTCTCCTCAGATCAGCCCATAGTGCTCGGCCAGCAGGAAGCGGACGTATTCCGGGCAGTCGCGCTCGCCCAAACACCACCCCTGCACCGTGCGGCGCGGGATGCCCGCACCCTTTGCAAAGGCGGTCTGGCTGATGCCGGATGCCACCACCATCTCCCGCACGCTCATGCGGGAGACGTCCCAGAGATGGGACAGGCGGGCGGTCTCGTCGTCCAGATCGGCGCAGCCATCGGAATCGTCCGGGATGCTGAGGGTGACGTTACCGAGAAAAACTTCTTTCGGCTGCTTGGCAGCCATGCCAAAAAGTTCTGCTTTGCTATACATCGTTGACTTCCTTTCTTTCGCATGATAATATGTTCGTGTACCTCCATGGTACGTCTTTCACAAAAGCCCCGTCAGGTGTTCGCTGCACTTGACGGGGCTTTTTTATTTAGTAGATCTCAACGCCCAGTTTTTCGGCGGCGGCTTCAACGACTTCTTCAAACGAGGGGCCGCGATTCGGGTCGTTCCAGTCGTAATCGCCAGCGGATGCAGCTTCCCACTCTTCTTCCATGTCAGCTGCCTTGCACAGCTCGGTGCACAGCTCGTAATCCCAGACATCGGACTTGCGGATGTCAGCGGCGATTTCAATAGCGTTTCTCATAATTTTGTACCTCCATGTTGTTGTGTGTTGGTGTCTTTCACTGTCTTTATTATATGCTCATTGAGCGCAAAAGTCAAGCCTTTTTGTAAAAATTTGCGCTCAATGAGCACTTTTTTTCTTTTGGCAAAATAGAGCATTTTTGTCCTTCGTTGGTCGCTCGTTGCCTCTCCCGCCGGTCGGCTCTGCTACACTGGGCGCAAAGGAGGCAAGCGCCAATGTGGATCAAGTTCAGCCCCAACCCCCACGGGGGCAGCGTCGGAGACTGTGCTGTGCGTGCGGTAGCTGCGGCCACTGGACAGAGCTGGGAGCAGGCCTACATTGGATTGGCGCTGACCGGCTTTGCTCTCGGCGATATGCCCAGCGCCAACCGCACATGGGGCGCATACCTCCAAAAGCACGGATTCAAGCGCAGGCTTGTCGATGCGGACTGCTCCACCTGCTACACCGTGGCAGATTTTGCCCGGGAGTGCCCGCGCGGTGTGTATGTACTGGGATGCTCCGGGCACGTTCTGGCCGTGATCAACGGCGACTGGCTGGACAGCTGGGACAGCGGGCGAGAGTTCCCGATCTATTACTGGTACAAGGAGGACTAAACGATGCCTTACAATCCATATGGCTACCAGATGCCGAACTACTACGGCCAGGCAATGCCGGACCAGCTTGCACAGCTGCGGCAGAACGCCGGGTATCAACCGCCCATGATGAGCCAGCCGACAGGGCAAAGTTCCCCGTCCACGCCTCCGATCATCTGGGTGCAGGGCGAAGAGGGAGCAAAAGCCTACATGGTAGCCGCCGGAAACAGCGTGCTTTTGATGGACAGCGAAAACAGCGCCTTTTACATCAAGAGCACGGACGCAAGCGGAATGCCGCTTCCTCTCCGGGTGTTTGATTACAAAGAGCGCACCACGGCGGCTAAGATGCCCGCTCAGGCCGTCCAACAGCCTAGCGGGGAGTTTGTCACCAGGGCGGAGTTTGACGCTCTGGCGGCGCGCTGTGCGGCGCTGGAAAAGCAGGAAGCACCAAAGACCGATACGGAGGTAAAGTGATATGGCAAACCCACTCTTTAACGCCCTTGGCGGCGGTATGCCTGCCATGTCCGGCCCTATGGGCCAGTTCGGACAGATGATGCAGCAGTTTCAGCAGTTCAAGGCCAGCTTTCAGGGCGACCCCAAAGCAGAGGTGCAAAAGCTCTTGCAATCAGGCAAAATGTCACAAAACCAGCTGAACCAATTGCAGGCGATGGCGCAACAGTTTCAGCAGTTTCTTCATTAAGTCGTAACCGTGGCCACGGTTCAAGCATAAAAATCATTCAAAACATACGAAAGGAGTACAAAAATGTCTCTTTCTTCCGATTCTGCGGTTCTGACCATGCCTGTTCAGCCCGCAAACACCAATGGTGGCAACGGCTTTGGCTTTGGCAATGATGGCGCATGGTGGATCATCATCCTGTTCCTGTTCGCCTTCTGCGGCGGCTGGGGCGGCAACTGGGGAGGCAATGGCAACACCGGTGCCGGTGTCGTTGACGGCTACGTCCTGACCTCCGATTTTGCCAACATCGAGCGCAAGATGGATGGTATCAACAACGGCATGTGTGATGGCTTCTACCAGCAGGCGCAGCTTGTCAACGGCGTGCAGCAGACCGTGAACAACGGCTTTATGTCCGCAGAGATCAGCCGCGCAAACCAGCAGGCGGCGTTCATGCAGCAGCTGTTTGCCATGCAGATGCAGCAGCAGGAGTGTTGCTGCGAGAACCGCTCTGCCATTCAGGGCGTCAACTACAATTTGGCCACCCAGTCCTGCGAGACCCGGAACACGGTGCAGAACACCACCCGGGACATCATCGACAACCAGAACCAGAACGCCCGCGCCATCCTTGACGCCCTGACCGCACAGCGCATCGAGGCAAAGGACGCAAAGATCGCTGAGCAGGGTCAGCAGCTGTTCGCAGCACAGCTTGCGGCATCTCAGGCAGCCCAGAACGAAACGCTCAAGGCCTACATGAGCGGTCAGCTGGCCTACTACAATCCGCGCCCCGTGCCCGCATTCCCGGTTCCTGCACCTTACCAGTACGGTAACTGCGGCACCGGTTGCGGCTGCGGCAGCTGCGCCTAACCAAATAACGGCAACTGACTACAATTCGTAGCCTGTTCAGCCCCTAAGCTGATTTTGCAAACCAGAGCGCCGGGGCAAAAGTCCCGGCGTTTTTATTATGAAAGGAGCCGATAAAATGGCTGAATTTACGAATTCCAATACCGTGACAGTAGCCGCTGGGCAGGATCTCCCATTGACGGAGACTGCGGCGAAAGCGCCTGCGTGCATTGTGCACCGTGCTGGCAGCGGCCTTGTGACACTTCGCGGCCTGACAAGCGGGCAGTGTCGGGCCCGTTTCAAGGTGAGCTTTGGCGGAAATATTGCCATTCCCGCCGGCGGCACTGTGGGCCCCGTTTCCATTGCTCTGGCCGTCGGTGGCGAGCCGCTTAGTAGCGCAACCGCCATTGTAACACCTGCTGCAGTCGAAAACTACTTCAATGTTTTTGTGGCAGCGTTCATCGAGGTGCCGCGCGGCTGCTGCGTGACTGTGGCGGTTAAGAACACCAGCGCGCAGGCGGTCAGCATTGCAAACAGCAACCTGATCGTTGAGCGGGTAGCATAAGAAAGGAGATAAAGCCATGCTGGATAAACTGAACCATCTGAAAGATGAAATGTGCGATGAGCTCATGGAGCTGACCGACAAAAAGAACCGGTCCCCTGGCGATGTTGAGATGATCGGCGAGATCGTGGACATCATTCTGGACATCCACCGCATCGAGGATTACTGTGAGGGCGGCGAGTACAGCCGTGCGGGCGAGTGGGAAGCTGACATGCGCGGAACTTTCGGCCACGATGCCGGAAACGGTTACAACCTGGGAACCAGCTATGCCAACCGTGGCCGTCACTATGTGCGCGGTCACTACTCCCACACGGATGGTCGTGAGCGCATGATCTCTGACATCGAGGACATGATGCAGAACGCCACCGGCGCAGAGCGTGATGCCTACAAGCGGGCAGCCGACATCCTGCGGAACGCATGAGGAAGGGGGCAGCAGGCGTGGACATTGACGAGATCAACGAGCATATCCGCAAGCTCAAGTGCGAGGAAACCAGCTGGCAGAGCGTCAACAAGCTTGCTGCCCTTTGTACTGTGCGAGACGAGCTGGAAGAAGCACATGTACCCGAAACGCAGACTAAGGAATTGCCGCCTGTAAGCTGCCTGACGGCGTACTCTGCAGCAGCAGAGCCGCAAAGCGACTTTGTGGCGGCTGCCAGCTCTGTTCCTTTTGGCGGTCTGATGCAGGTGCTTGACGAGCACATGAAGGCAATAAAGCTGGTGTACCCAAAAGAGTATGAGCTCGTAATGCGAAAGATAAGCGACTTGTAAAAAGACATAGAGTGTGCTATTTTCACATAGGCTTCAACGTTTGGGCATGGGATATATAGTCTAACGGAAAGCCAACAGATAAATAATTATTTACGGTAAAACGTAAAATAAATTTGATTTGTAATCAGTGGGTTGCAGGTTCAACTCCTGTCACCAGCTCCAAAAATAAGCGTATAGACGATAAAAACAAGTCGCCTATACGCTTTTCTTTTTATTGAAACCGTGCAAAAACACCTGAAAACGTGTGATAATCTAACAAACAATCTAACAAGTCAGTACTTCATCTTCTGCATTTCCCGCAACAAATATGTCGGGTCATTGTGGGAGACGTACTTGTTGGCTGTGGTGGAGAAATTTTTGTGCCCAAGAATGGCCTGCACGGCGGTCTTTTCCAGGCCGCACTCCACCATTTTACTGCTGGCCGTGTGGCGCAGCGTGTGTGGATGCACCCCCTCTATGTGGCACTCCTGCATCAAGGCCCGAAACTTTGTAGCCACGTTGCGCTTGTCCAGCTTTGTGCCGGTCTTGGAAGGTATCAGCCATTCGCACCCGCTGTTTATCATCCAAAAAGCTACCGTCTTGTAAATCGGTTCAAGAATCGGGATAATGCGGTTTTTGCCTGCCTCGGTCTTTTCGCCGCCCTGCATATAGTGCTCCTTCAGATGCACGTCCTCACATCGCATAGAGAGCAGTTCATCAATGCGCATACCGGTGTACAGCAGCACCATGGCGATCTGAGCCGTCTGCCCGAATTTTGGGTCATTCTGGTAGATGCTGATCTGCTCTATCTCGGCTGCAGTCAGAGTGCGCTCCGCTTTTCCTGTAGCCGCCGGGAGCTGCAGTAGCATGGCATAATTTTTGTTTATGATGTCCTGCGCCATTGCCCACTCGCAGATCTGGCTAAAAAGCGTGCGCTGTTTTTCACAGGAGCTTCGGGAGAGCCCTTTTCCCACCATTGCGTCAATGACCTGTTGATAATCTGCCGCTTTTAAGTCCCGCAATTGTCGGTCGTATAGCGGCGCAGCCTTTGCATAGGCCAGCTCGTACCCCTTTTGCATGTCCGTGCTGAGCTTGTCAAATTTGGGCTGCGCTTTCCATTTGGCATAGGCATCCGCAAAGGTGCATTTCAGACGCGCTGCGGGGGTGTTCTGGGCGTTGTAAGCGTCCAGCGCTTGTACTGCTTCGCCTGCCGTTTCAAACGTTCCCAGAACATCCCTGCGGGCTGTGAGTGCAACATACGGTCTTGCCCGCGTCCCGCTCAGTTTATACACGCTGCCGCTGCCCTTCGGACGGCGGCGTTTTTTTCTTTGCTGCGGGGCGGCTTCCGGCTGCTTCTTCCCGCACCACGGACAAAAAGAAGCACCATCCGGGATTTCCTTCCGGCAGCATGGTCTCACGCATTTCATGGCTTACTCCTTTTTCTGCCCGATATATCCGAATGCACCATTTTCAGCAGCGGCCCTTCCGGCCTTGTAGTTGATTTTCAGGTCGTCAATGGGAGGATGCGGAGCGTCCGGGCATGGGTCAAGGCCAGCAATCTGCGCATAGGTATACTGGTCTATGATGGTCCCGCACACGCTGACCCTGTTGTTGAGTGGGCAGTGCAGGTTTGCGGCCATCTCGGAGATCACCGCAGGCGGACTGCTGCCGTGTCGGCCCTTCAGAATGAAAAGCAGCAGTCGCTTCGTGATGGGCGGCAGAGCCCTCATCAGCAGATGCAGCTCCCAATCTACAGAATCTTCCAGCCTTTCGCTGTCGGAAACCGCATACAGATCTGGGTGCATCATCTCCATAAACACGGTGATGGGGGACACCCCACATGCTGTGCACCAATCCATGACCTCGTCACTGTCCGGGCTGGTGCAGCCTTTTTCCCAGCTCTGTACCGTCCTCTCACCCTTCTCGATGAGCCTTGCGATCTCCACTTGGCTCAGGCCGGCAGATACCCTGGCCTTTGCAAGCGCTTTTCCAATCTGGGTTGCCGTAAAATAACTCATACTTTCGCCCCCGTAAAACCAACGTGTTTTTAACAGAAAATGGCGCAGAAAAAATCTGCGCCATTCGACAAAAAATATCCGTATTTTGTTTTCCAACGGCGCATGGTAGAATTTGGAACATAAGACATAAATGTGCACAAAAGAAAGGGGAAAACAAAATGGATTTTGAGCAAAGAAATGGTAAAGAAACCGAAATGACCATCATCGACGGCATGCCCGCCACCGTTTTGATTGGAACCGACCGCACACCACAGCCTTGGGAGGACTGACTATGGAGAAGATGAGCCACTTTTGCACGCACATCCGTGCGGCACTTGCCTGCTATGTTGACATGACGCCAGAGCAGCAGGCACGCGCCACGATGTACGCCGCCCACAAAATCAATACACTGCACGCATTACATATGACGGCCAAAACGCCCGGCGGCGCAGAGACTGGAGCAGGGGAGTTGTTGCAAAAAATGCAACAACTCGATGCAACCCATCAAAAAGAGTGATGGGTAAACCCATTGACTGCAACAACGTGCAGTTGTATAATGCGGTTGTAAACAGGTTTACATACCAAGCAGCTGAGATTTCTTTGCTGCATACTCCTCCTTGGTGATGGCACCAAGGTCAAGAAGCTGCTTGAATTTCAGCAGTTCATCCGCAACACTTCTAGCCGCCGCTGTCGGTTGCGCAGCCTTTTCCTTCCCAAAGGTGCATTCCTTCAAAAACTCCGTGATGCCGCCGGGGTACTTCTGGACCGGCAGGACCTGCTCTCCCAGAGGGAGCGCAAAGCGGATAGAGACATTTTCCTTGCTGCGTCCCTTCCTGGTCTCACTTTTGGCGGTGGAAGCGCCCACGATCGCACCGACGGGCCCGGCAACGGCAGCGCCTACCACAGCACGGCCAATGCCGCCAACGGACTGCGTGACCATCACGTCATCCGCATCTGACTCATACCCGGCGACCTCATCAAAGCTGTAGATCACGCGCGGGCCTTTGTCGCCGCTGCGGTGCCCAAAGAAAAAGAGGCGATTGCTTTTGTCGATGGACACAAAAAGAGAATCCCCGTCATAGATGGAATCGGTCTCCTTAAATGCCGCCCGGCGCTGCTCCATCGTTACCCAGTATGCCGCAAGTGCATCTGTCGGCTGCTTTGCAGCTCGGAAGCCCAGTTTTGAGTAAAAGAAGTTACTGCATCCGGCACAAATCAGGCCGTCAGCACTCTTTTCGCGGTTGAGCAAGCCCAGCTTTCCACCGCAGACAGGACAAGTGGTTGCCATGGTTACACCTCTTTATATCTAATCAATTTTTGCATTTTCTCAAATCGAATCGTTACATCCCCCATCATAGGATATGTAATGCGGTCAGATGAAAAAGAATCTCTCCACTTTTCAATGGAAGATTGTTTTCCCTTCTGCGTTTTTAGAGACAACAACTTTTCTAGTTGCTTGATATATGAATTTTCAACAACTACTTCAAACAAATCTGGCAAAGAAAGTTTTGTCATATCGTAAAGCTCTTTTGGACTTAAATCAAATTTGAAACCATCCTTTTCATATTTGATTAGCTCCTCGAGTTTTTGAAGTATAAAATCATACCGGGAAAACAAAGTGTCAATATCCGCAGTTCTTTCTATTATCAAAAAAGAATCTAAAATTTGGCGAATCCTTTCGGGGATGGAATGCTCTGGAAAATCAATAGATTCCTCCCCTGTGTCAGGGTCAATTAAAACAACTGGTTGAGGATTTTCACACCAAATACTGTTTGGCCGTTCTACCTTTAACAGTTCCGGTTCCTCTACAGTATCCTTTTTCTTAAATATCGCGCTTATAACTCGTGTGATATTTTTGCGAAATCCAACTTTCCAAATCACACGCACCACCTCACACTAATTTCACATCACATAAGGAGGAACAAAAATGCAGGACACTTCATTCAGCCCGGACGAAATCAGAAAAATCATCGAAAAGCTAAAGAGTGACCCTGCATTTCGTCAGAAAGTCCTCGTTATTCTTAATAAGGATTAGAGAAGTTCTCGGATAGCGTTCTTTTTCGCTTCCGAAGCCCCAAGAATCCGTCTTACAAGCTCAGCGTCTTCAGGAGACAGGCCGGACAAGTCCACGCCCTCCGGGGTGCTGGGCTTTTCTTTTTGCTCGCTTTCGCCGGTGAGCTCTGCCACGGTGACGCCCAAGGCGTTTGCAATGGGGCCTAGCATTTTTTCGGGAACGTCACCGTCTCTGTTTGCAATTTCTGCGAGATATCCGTGACTTCTTCCAATCTGTCTGCATACAAAAGCCAACGAAATGCCTTTTTCTTTGGAGATCTTTTTGACGGTTTGGATATTTCCCACAAAAAGCACCTCCCAAAACTGTGCATCTAGATAAAATTCTAGAAAATCCAAATTATCTATTGATATCTAGAATTTTATCTAGTATAATACTAGGCACAGGGCAAACAAAACCAAAAGCCCTCGATACTATTATATCGGGCAAACGCTAGATTTTATTCACTTTGTACCTCGCAACTACATAGTAGCATATTTTCTAGTGATTTTCAAGCCCGGAAAGGAGAATTGCTAGTGAATGTATCAAAAATTGACCAGTTTTGCAAGTTGCACGGGCTGAGCCGCACCGATCTGGAGGCGGCGGCAGGCCTGAGCAACGGCGCAATCGGAAAGTGGGAGCGCTCGATTTACGGGCCCAGCCTTTCGCAGCTGCTCAAGCTCGCAAAGTATTTCAAGGTCACGCTGAACGAGCTTGTGGTCTACGATGAGGAAGGAAAAGGAAAGGAGAATACAAGTGCCTGATTTTGAAACCTTTTTGCTTGCGCTTGCATCTATTGCGCTCATTGTCGTTGCTTTTGGCTTTTCGTGGGCCGTCATTTCCGGCCTTTGGTGGCTTATCTGCATGCTCATCGGTTGGGAGTTCTCTTTCGGCGTGGCCACCGCAATCTGGATTGTGGCGATGCTGCTGAAGTGGGCAACGAGCCGTGAGTGAAAAAGGAGGCAGAGCCGTGAACCAAAACAAAAAGCCCAGCCGTAAGCACGACTGGACTAAACAGGAAATCTTGATTGCGATTCAGTGCTTTACGATTCTGTGTCAAATAATAACCTTTGTTGCGCTGGTTCTGAATCTTATTTTACAGCTGAGATAACCGATATGATCGCGGATATGCCGCCAAAAGCAGCAGAGACAATTGCAATTTTGATGGCAAGAGCATTGTATTTACGGTTTTGCTCGTTTTCTTTTTCCTGTTCTCGGTCTTTGATTTCTTGTTTGCGCTGGCTTTCCTCAAACTGTTGGCGCAGCTGCTTCACATCTTCCGCATATTGCCGCTGGATCTCATACGGCGTTGGCTTTTGCGGGTCGTACAGGCTTTTAACATTTCCCCTGCCGGCGCTCAGAATGTGCTCTACTTCATCTGAGCGTTGATTGAAGCGTTCCAATGAATTCATTTTTTCACCCCCTCCCGCTCAAGTATAGCACGGGATGGGCAGACCACAAGGAGGTTTATTTTGAACGAGATCATCTTATCCACCCAGAACGGCGAGCCGGTGGCATCCAGCCGCCAGATCGCCGAGAGTTTCGGCAAGGAGCACAAGAGTGTACTTCGCTCCGTCGAAGATTTGGTGGCACAAAATTGTGCCGCCAAATCCATGTTCTACGAGACAACGTTTGAGAACCGCGGCAAACAGTACCCCATGTACCTGATGAACCGGGACGGCTTTAGCCTGCTGGTGATGGGTTTTACCGGCAAGGCAGCGCTGGAATGGAAGTTGAAGTACATTCAAGCCTTCAACGAGATGGAGAAGAAGCTGAGCACTCCGCAGATGCCCAAGCTCAGCAAGGAGATGCAGGCGCTGTTCCTGCTGGACGACCGCACCCAGAAACAGGAGCAGCGGCTCACGGCGCTGGAGAACACCATGACGGTGGACTACAACCAGCAGCGCGTACTGCGTAAGAGCATCAGCCGGTCGGTGATCAGCGCCCTGGGCGATGAGAAAGCGCCGGCCTACATCGACAACCATGTGCGCAGCAAGGTGTACAGCGAGTGCAACCGCGACGTGCAGGACTGGTTCCGGGTAAATAGCGTGGGCAACATCCCCCGCAAGCGTTTTGACGAGGCTGTGGAGTACATCCAGCGGTGGAAGCCCAGCACCAACACCGTGATGCTGATCCAGCAGACCAACGGACAGACCAGCCTGTTTGACCGTGCCTGCGCCCCGGCGGGGCGGCTGATCGACTCAGAAGCGATTGCAAGAGGGTAAGGAGGACACCATGAGTGAGAAAATTATTGCCTATAAAGCCATGGACAAAAATATGCAGTGCCGTGGCAAGCAGTACGAGGTGGGCAAGACCTACTATGAGGACGAGGCTGACTGTTGCTACGCTGGTATGCACGCCTGCGAGAACCCGCTGGATGTGCTGCACTACTACCCGTTGAAGGATGGCACGCGCTTTTTTGAGGTCAAGTGCGGCGGGAACGTGGATAAAAGCGAAGAGGACAGTAAGCTGGCCTGCACTGAGCTGACGGTGAAAGGTGAGGTGAATTTTGCAGGGCTGGTAAAAGCTACAGTGAATGCTGTTTTTAATCGGGTAAAGGGCAAAGAACCTTTTTCCAGCGGCCGTTCCAGCACGGCGGGTTCCAGCGGCGATTACAGCACGGCGGGTTCCAGCGGCCGTTACAGCACGGCGGGTTCCAGCGGCTATTCCAGCACGGCGGGTTCCAGCGGCCGTTACAGCACGGCGGGTTCCAGCGGCGATTACAGCACGGCGGCAGCCACT